GCCGCGCTTGCCGGTGTCATGTCCCTGCTGACATCCGTGTTGCAGTATGACAAGGCTGAGAAGTAATGGCACACCTGGACGCTGTCGAGCGTGTGGCAGATTATGACGTGCCGGTAGATCCGATGGAATTACTGCAGTGCGATTCCTGCCAGTAGTTACTGACCAAGCCAGGCGTACACTGTACGCCTTGTAACGCCCGCTTTTTTAGCGAGCGCCTTGATGTTCGCAGTGTCCTCATATTCGGTCTGTACACGGCTCCTGAGGGCTGTGGTGACCTTTTCTAGGCGTTCCAGTTGCCACTCTCGAAGGTCTGCGAGTTGTTGCAGGCTCATGGAGTCTAGATCGTAGTTTCCTGGGTTCATCATGGGCACTACTATACACGCCGGTGGGGTTGGTTGTTGCACATTTTGTGCATAGGGGTGTACAGTCTGGGTATCGCCTAACGAAAGGGAAAATCATGGGTGTTTATAAACAGATTGATGCAGTAATGCAGGAGGCTATTCAGGATCCTGCTTTGAGGGACACGGTGCGCTGGTACGCGGCTCACATTGACCAGTTGTCACCTGAGCTGATGAGGGCGATTCTCACGGATGAGGATTTCTTCCAGAAGGCTTTGACAGCATGGGACAACGAACGGTTTGGGCCTAAGCCTGCCTCGGAGCATGTTGCTTTGCAGGTGTCCCAGGTGTTGAGGCGTGACCTCCGCAAGCGGAAGCGTTCCTCACAGTATGTGACGGGCTGGTTGCTTATCGGTATTGCTTTGGTCGGTGCTGCACTTGTGGGAAGTGTTGCACTTTTGGTGGGGGCACTCTGATGGGGTGGGTTTTGATGGTGGTGGGTGCAGGCTTTCTGTTCGCGCCAGGGATGATTGACCCGCTGGCACCTATCAATGGTGCCTCGCTTATTGGCTTGGGTTTGGTTGCCTGGGCTTCGATGAAACTACTGAAAGGGAATGACTAATGGAAATTGCATTGGATGAGATAACACCTGAGCTGATGGAAGAACTGTCTGCTGAGGTCGAGGAACAGAAACTTTCTGCGCTGACACAGTATGAGGTGCGGTCTTTGGGTGATGAGCTTGATGTTGCTGTCACTTATGCTTCACAGGTGTTGGCCCGCTGCCAGTTGCGGGCGATCCGTTTGGATAACCTCGGGGTGGAAGTGCCTGAGATTGCGAGCATGTTTGATATGCCGGTGAGGACTGTAAGGAAGTGGTTGCGGTCACCGGTGAGGGTTGAGCTGGAAGGGATGCAAGCATGATGGATTTGGAGTCTGACGGGCGTGATGTGAATGTGCGGTTGCGGGATGATGTGTGGGCGATGGAGGAACCTGGCACTTTGTCTTTGACTCGGACTCAGGCTCACACGCTGCGGTTACATTTGAACGCTTGGGCGATTGCCACACAGTTCGAGGACATTGAGGAAGATGGCTAACGCTCCGATGGGAGAGTCCCAGCCCAAATCCCATAGGGTTCCCGCGCCTCTAAAGCGTAGGCGAAACATTGGAGCTTTACAGGGCATCGACCGCAGACGGCCTTCGCTGTCTGGATTGCGTAGTCCCGTGTGTGTTTGTCTGGGTAGTCCTCCGGGAAGAATATGTCAGGGATTTGCTCACACTCCACACCACCATTCCGCTCGATGGCCTCAGACAGCTCGGCGTAGGACTGTGTCTGTCGGTGGTTACTCATACGGTAATACTAACGGGGGTGGTTGACGGTGGAGAACGTTACGGATGCAAGGGTGATGAGGATTGCTAAAGCTTTCCTTTTTGCTTGGGAGGAAGCATATTCGGACAATGGTGCTTTGTGGCAGCGGGCACGCAACGAGCTTGACGTCGAATGTGACGGTGTCCCCGAAGAGCTTGTTCAGCACGCCCAGGATGTTGCTACAGCGTCATGGCGGAGAAGGTATGGAGGTGTAAGGAAATGATTGAACACGTCAGATTTATGGCATCAAAAGCTATTTCTAAGGATGCATGGTTGGAGGCACGCAGGTTAGGTGTCACGGCCACACAGGTAGCACGTGCGGCCTCTGGGCCTGGAGGTTTCGAGCAGGCTGTGCAGGACTACCGGACAGAGTTCGTGGAGCAGGATAACCCGTACATGGCGTTCGGTCGTGTCTGGGAGGCACCTATTAGCATGTTCGTGAAGGAACACACAGGGGTTATGCCTAACGAGTGGCTCATTTCATCAGCCGTGTCGGACCATTACCTGGCCACACCTGACGGGTTATCCCTCAATCATGAGGTGATAAGTGAAATCAAAACTACGGGGAAGGATTGGGATCCGTTGAAGCTCCCCATCCAGTACCGCAGGCAGGTCCAATGGCAGTTACATGTTACGGGTGCGAAGATGTGTGTGTTTGCGTGGATGTTACGTGGGGAACGTGCTGGCCTGTTTGTGCCGGAATGGTTCGAGCCTCGTATTCATGAGATTGAGCGTGACGAGGAAATGATTGCTTCGTTGGTCAAGGTGGCTGACGATTTATGGGAAGAGGTACGGGATGACTAAGGTGACGGTGACGGTGGAGCTGGAGGCTGACGATTATGGGTCGCTTCTTTCCGCTGCTAACGAGTCGAGAACATCGGTAAGCGAGTTCGTGAACGGGCTGCTCGAAAACTATTTGGAGGACAATTATGGCCAGGTTTGATTTGGCACAGTATTCGACTGTGGCGGAACGTATTGAAAAGTTCTGGGAGCGCTACGAAGGGGGCCGTCTGCACACAGAGGTTGTGCATTTCAGTCCTGAGCAGGTTGTGATTCGTGCAGAGGTTTATTTGGATCGTGACGATGAGCGCCCTGTGACGGTTGACTTCGCTGAGGAACGCTTGGACACGTCCCCGGTGAACAAGGTGTCGATGGTGGAGAACTGTGCCACCTCCGCTATCGGTCGTGCCTTGGCTGACCTTGGTGGGGACTTCACAGGTGCTAAGCGCCCCTCAGCTGAGGAGATGATGAAAGTGCAGCGACATGACACTCAGCAGGTGAAACGTGATTGGGTTGTCGAGGCGGAGAAATTGTCGGACGTGGACGCTTTGCGGTTACTATGGGCTGAAGCATCACAAGCTGGTGCATCGCAGACAGTCCTAACGAAAGTGAAAACCCGTGCGGAACAGCTCGGTACTGATGGCAAGCCTGAAGGAAGTTCATGAGGCTTACGTTGAAGCGCAGCGCACCCACGGGGATGTGCTGTTTTGGCAGGCAGTTTATTGTGAAAGGTTGGTGATGCTTTGTGATGGTGTCGGAGATCGTGCAAGAGTTGGCAGAATTGACGGCGGAGAACAAGAAAGGGGTGGAGGCGTTATATGAGGCTGAAAGTAATTTGGCTGGACTGGAGAATGCGCTCGATAAGGCGGAAGCTACTGCGTACCTTGGAGGTACAGGCTCGGTTGCAGACCGTCAGGCAGCGGCTAAGCTTTCGTGCGCAGAAATCCGGTTTGACAGGGATATTGCGAAGGCGCAGGTGAACAGGGTTCGCACGAAGTTGCGGGTGATTGAGTCGGCTTTGATGGCTCAGGCCACGATGTCGAAGCTGTTGCAGGCGGAGATGAAGCTGTGACGAATCATGATGAGCAGTTCGTGGCGGGGATGGCGCACTGCTATCACCTGCTGGCCCAGGAGCTGCGGATGAAGCGTGAGGCGTTCAACACGGTGTGGGACTTCTACTACGATCACCCTGAGGTGAGCCCCGATAAAAAGGTTGCTGACCAGTTGGCTTTCGCTTCGAGTTTCATGGAGCAGTTGGAGAAGAACATTGAGGGCACATATTTTGATGCGCTTGATGTGGAGAAGGGTGACGCGCCTTTGAACAGGTGTGACAGGGGACCCTACGGATATTAGCTGAACCTGCCCGGACATTCCTGCGGTAAACTTGTCGTGTAGACCCCGGATAGCCTCTGATACAAGTTACCGGGGTTTTTGATTTCCATATATACATGGAACGTTTTGTACACATATACATGGATGTGTGTACGCGCTGTCATTTAAGTGTGGTGTTACTGTCATTCAAGGGAAGCAGGGGGTCGGACGACAGTCGCGCGTTCGCGCAGATTCAGCCCGCAAAGCACCCGCCGCATACAATTTGCAAGCCACATCCGCGTGTTCGTGCCGATGCGGGGCTGCCTGGAAGTGACTTAGGTAGACTGTAGGCATGGCAATCCCGAAGAAGATTCTGAAACAGGTTCAAGGGCGTGACCCTTACTGCTGGCATTGCGGCCGCGAGGATGACCTGGTGCCACACCACAGGATCAACAGGGGCATGGGTGGGTCCAAACTCCTCGACATTCCCGAGAACTTGATGATGGTGTGCGGGTTGTATAACGGGGCGATGGAGTCGGATTTCTTGGTGGCGCGTGATGCGCGTGGATGGGGTCACAAGCTCGCGGTGTGGGAGTCACCTGAACATCCTGTGTTTGATTGTGTGGCGTTCAGGTGGTGGGTTTTGCGTGAGGATGGCAGCAGGACTATGATGCAAGACAGCGCTCCGTTTTAGATTGCTGGTAGAATGAACACGTAACTGAATAAGAGATGGCCCCCCGCGAGGTGGAGTGCAGGAGGCCATCAGTAAACCGATAAACACAGTATCGGCTACCTCCAATCATACGGGATAGCCGGACAGATTGGAGAAGAATGAAAGACAACATAACTACGGATATACGATTTAGCATCGTTCCCGCATGGTTACTTGAAAGCGATGTGTCAGACAAGGCCGTAAGGCTTTACGCTGTGCTGGCTGGATACGCCGATTCGGAAACAGGTCAGGCGTACCCTGGTCGCACATTACTCTCGAAGAGGCTCGGGTGCTCAACTAAGAGTGTAGATCGTGCAGTGCTGGAGCTTATGGGTCTGGGAGCTATCCAAAAAAGGCAGCGTGTGAAGGAAGGCCATTACCAGTCATCACTTTATACGGTGGTCAGGATTGACCCCGCGTCAGGTATGTCGCGACCTAGGGTCACTGCTGTCCCGACCCCGCGTCACCCACGACCCGACCCCGTGTCACCAGTGTCCCATAGAACTAGAACCACTGAATTAGAACCAGTTGAACTAGAACCACAGAAAGATATTGTTCAAAAGTTCAATGAGTTTTGGGCTGTCTTTCCTCGGAAGCAAGGCAAAGGGAAAGCCAAAGAAGCATTTAAGAAAGCCATCGATGATGGTGCTGATATCGATGCGATTCTTCGCGGGGTTGGACGTTACGCTTCAGACCCCAACCTGCCGGATCCAAAGTTCGTCCCAATGCCCGCAACCTGGTTGAATCAGGAACGCTGGGAAGATGGACCGCAGCCGTTGAATCGGTCAATGACTAACAGTGAACGCAATGTTGCAAACCTAAGAGCATCAATGGCATTATTAGAACCCAAGAAAGAGGTGGAACATGAACAAGCTCGAAACTCAAGCATTACTGACTTTGGTATCAACCTTAGATCAGCGGAAAGTATCTGAGGATGTTGTTGAATCCTGGGCGAGAATCCTGGTGAACGCGAACCCAGTGCATGCGCGTATGGCTGTGGATGAGCATTTTGCTACTAAGCCTGAAACGTATTTGATTGTGGGTCATGTTGTGGCGGGTGCGAAGAAGCAGGCAGAGCGTGAAGCGTCCGGCGTGGAGTCTCAGCAAAGGTCTTTAGAGGAAAGCGATTGGAAGGCTGACCCTTGCCCTATCTGCATCCATGATGTTGCAATCGTGCGCTGTGATGAGTGCTGCGCAACGCTCGCCGATGAGGTCAGCAACTTGACTGGGCCTCCGTTGTGGGCTTGGTGTGACGCGAACTTGCTGAAGGCTCTCGCATGAGCAAGTGGAGGGGTGAGGAGTTCATCGAGGAGTTCATCTGGCTGACCGAGAATGGGATGTCTATGATCATGGCTTCGGAGCTGTTAGGTCGTAAGCCTGAAGCTTCTGAACGGTATTTTCACCGTTATGGTCGCGGAGATTTGGCTGGTGGGTTGCGGCGAGAATTGTCCTGGCCTAACTTGGCTGGTGGCCACAATGTCTGAAGTGAACTGGGCTTCGGAGCTTGGGATTGACTTGGCGAAGCTAGAGCAGGAACGCTTCGGCTCTTTCTCCCACTGGATCATGCTGACGGAACATAATGTAAGGGAGAAATCGTATAACGCAGGTTTGGAACAGCAAGAAAAAGAAGAGGCTTTTTTGGCTCGGGTTGCCGCTTTGAGAAACGCGGGGGACTATACTTTTTCAGATGAGATGGTCCAGATGGCGATTGGGTCGCTGAATGCCAAGGGTGCAGTGTGAACGGTGTGGCATGGAGTGGACTATCAACTCGGTGCGCAGGAAGGTCATCTTGTGTCAGTCGTGTCGGGCACGAAAAGTGCAGACAGTTCACTCTCCTGAGCATGGGAAGTGTTTACCTTGGGCTGGCCATTTTGGGGCTGACGAGGTGACACCTGTGGACGACGACGGTGTGCCTGTGTTCCCTGGTGTCAGAAGTTGTGGCAATAATGATTGTGTGTCGGTAAAGCATGTTATCGGTTATGAGAAAGAAGGAAAGTAATGATTAGGAACGAAGCTAGTGTGACGGTCACTGGGTGGCTGAACGATGTGAAGGACTTCGATTGGGGTCGCGCGTTGAAGGTCAGCGTTGATGTGAGGAAGAAGAACCACCAGGATGAGTGGGAAACAGTCGACAAGACAATCTACGATGTGACCACGGATGACAAGTCTGGCAACTTTGACGGGGTCAAGCAGGTCACTGTGACCGGCCGCATCTCTGGGACGAACGTCTTCCAGAAGCGTGATGGTACTTCAGGGTTCAGCATCAAGGTGCGTGGGGAGTCCATTGTCCCGGCCACCGATGGCAAAGTCGGTTCCGCTGCGATCATGAACGAGTGGCCTACAGCGAAGATTGGTCAGGGCACACCTATCAACGAGAGCGCCCCGTTCTAATGGAGAACTTCGGCAAGATTCTTATCTTTGCGATGGGGGTTACGTTCTTCCTGCTGGCCTACCAGGTGCCAACGAACGTGACAAGCGTTTTGGGGTGGATATTTGGCTCACTTTTATGCTTGGCGGTTCTAATGTCGTTTGTTAAACCTAAACGGTACCCTGGAGGGCATGGAACTAACATTTGATGTGCTTGGTAGGCCTGCACCTCAGGGGTCTAAGAAGAGCATTGGCAATAACAGGTTTATAGAGTCCTCGAAGTATTTACCGGCATGGCGCTCCGCCGTGAAAATTGCAGCACAATCCGCTGTCAACGTTCATGGATGGGAGCGCCTTTCTGGTCCCTGCGAACTCGAAGTAATGTTTTACTTGGAACGCCCTAAGACTGTGTCCACAGCGAAACGTCCACAAGCGACAGTCCCACCCGACCTGGACAAGCTCATCCGTGGTGTCGGTGACTCGTTGACCGGGGTCGCGTATGACGATGACTCACAAGTAATCCGTATGCTGGCATGGAAAATGTACGCTGACACCCGCGAACCGGGCTGTTTTATCCGTGTCGCCCCTTTGTCACAGTTTGATAACAGCGCGTTTCAATCCTTAGATTTACTGGACCTACCCGATTAGGCTTGAGTAAACCTTCGAAAGGGGAACCTACCATGTACGAATCAGCACAACAGCTCACAGTCCAGTCAGCCAAGATGGAGGACAACATCTTCGAACCGTATGCGATTGCTGAGGCTTTGCTCCGTGACGACAACCTTGTCTGGGATAGGGACTTTGACACGATCCGTTCAGCGCTTGCCGCCGTCATGCATGAGTGTACGAAGGTGAAGAACTTGAACCCGTGGCTTCTTGAGGTCGCGTATCGCCTCATTGACAGCACGCGCAAAAATGCTTGAGGGTTTACAACCGCGCACTGTGGTGAGGCCGTGCGCTGTACGGTCAATCCTTGAGGGGTTGTCTGACTCGGACCAAAAGATTTTGCGTCATGCTCTCGGCAATGTTGACGCCTGGTCAAATAACGGTCTTGCCACTGCCCTAGGCGAACGCGGGCTTATCATCAGTGACGGCCCTATCCGTAAACATCGCTCGAAACGTTGTACCTGCAAGTAAGGTGGAATTATGCTTGACAATCTAGAACCAGCGAAACGTGTCACACAGTCCAAAGAAGTAAAGTCTGCTCTGGAGTTCGATGGGGTTGAGGGTCACGCGACCACACCAGGTTATGCTGCGGAGCCGGAGAACTTTGACGAGTTCCTGCGGGACGCTGGCATGGACCCTACGGACATTGATGTGATACCTCCGGTGAGGACGTCACGGTGGCAACGCTGGGATGGCGAGTGGTTGACCTCGTACCGGTTTACGTTCCGTCGAAAGTCCAGCCACGTTGACCTACCGTTGCTTATGGCGGAGGCGAAGAAGAAGGTGGG